CTGGTACACTTCCTCGCCATACCAGAAATATTCCCTTAGGGCTGTCTTTATAATATCCATACCCTGTTTCTCCTTTGTAACTGATTTTGACCTCGTCCACACCATTAACATTTTCTCAATAGAATCATGTTCCAATGGTGCAACCATACACTGTAGATACTCATGTTTTACCCACGTTCTTTTCAGAAAGGTAGCTTCAGCCAGAGTAATATAGGGTATACTCAAAGCCTCTTTATCAGCCATTGTAAAAATGACATCAATTCTGGAAAATTCCAAAGCGACAGTGGTGTGATTATACCAATTAAATCCTTTGCGCACAGATGCTACGAGGTCATCTCCATAGGTTGCTAGTCTAACAACCTGTGAAAATGGGAGAATACATTCATCAGGTCTCATCTTGTAATAAACATATCTCATCCTCAAGCAATTCACAATACAATTGATCACCACAGTGAGCGGATTACCTGATGGGTTTGATCCAAATAATTGGACTAGATCACCATTAAAATCCACTAACGCATAAGCAGTGTCCTCAGCTATGCATTGAACTACCAATAAATCCTCATCAGTGTAATTGCCACTCTTTTTGCAAAAGTATTTTATCACATCAAAAGCAGCAAGCACTTCAAGTGGACTCATTTTCTTGTCAAAAGCTTTGTAATCACCTGCTATGATTCTATCTTCACTATACTCTGCTAAGAAATCATACAGTTCCTGCCATTCCAGGGATTGAGCAATAGTACCGGGACAAGATTCAAAAGCCAATCTCTCATTTTGCAGAACTCTACAGAATGAAAGTAAATATTTTCTTACAACAATGCACCAATCAAATGGCGCACCTGTAAATATTCTAGTATTACCTACTGTGGCTTTCTTCAGTGAAACCGGTTCATCTTTCAAATGAGCACAAAAATTTGGGTGTACACACTCTCCTGTTTTGTACTTTTCGATGATAAACTTGACCCTATTCATAATTTCATCATTAACCTGGACAGGATGGTCCATTCCATGTTGCGGATCACAAGCCGTCATAAAAAACCGCTTGTTCTTCTTCCATGGATTCCCAGCACTGGTTGTCCTGTTGATCTTGTCTATGTAAGCTACCACAGCTCCATTAATGGCAGTGAAATCATCCAAAATTATCAACTGTTCAGTGTAAATATTAGGATTTTTAACATTAGTCTCCACTGACTCGATATAGTCAACCACACTTGTATTGAGAACGTTAGTTTCCAACTTGCAGATGGGTTGCACCAAATCTTGAGCACCAATGTGCCACGGTACCCAGGATTCCATTACAGGCTTGAAAAGTTTCACTCTATAATTATGTTTTGCTAGAACATGACTCATAGGTGTAATCTCCACGGATGATTTGTGTTTTCCCCGGAAATCGGTGAACGACCCAAATACATACGCATTCCCATCAGGGAGGAACCTAAAGGTGGACTTTTTGTGCAAATCACTAACAGGCCTATTTTTGGACACTGAAGACACCATGCTCAAATCTCCAGATTGCACAGTGTAATTGTAAAAACTATTAAAATGTTTCATTATAAACTCTTTTTCAAAAGTAGTAATTAACACATTTGTTGGTTTAAAATCCAATTTACC